GTGGTTGTAATTTTTGGGGCATCTTTCGTGGGAACAATGCTCTGAAGCTCTACCGGTGAAGGGCCGGACGGAAGCTTGCTCACAGTGGAAATTCTGGTTTTAGTAATAATTTCTTTGTATTCTATACCCCACTTCCAAATACCTGTCCCTAAGTGCGCCATTTGCTCCAGCCCATATTTTACCTCCATCTTAAATCCACAATCATCGAGCAATGCGGAAAATAGAGCCGTTTTTGCATCAACAACGTTCTGAGACGTACCTGGGTGGGGACGTAGTACCATCGGTGGGTCTTGATAGAAAAGTCCTTTGTACAATTGGGGGACAATAGAATTCATAACCTTTGCGACTGTAAACCGCTGCACGTTGGGTTCTAAAACATACGTGTTTTCGTAGACTGACATGGGACGAGGAGACTGGTAAAGCAAATCAGCATCACGCCATAAAAGAGAATACTGCTTGTCACTAATAAAACTTTCGGCTTTACTGGCAGCGCCGACAACAAGAGCAACCTCGGCATCAGATGTCCTAAGATCACCCCCTACCCCATAGTCCATAGGAGTGAGTTCGCGTGTTTGATTTCCACCGTCAGGCTGTATTTCCGCCATTTTTACTCCTCTCGCTTACGTTTTTCTATACAGGCTAATCTAGAAAGTCGAATTTTTGCTTTAGTCTCGTCTGAATGAACTTTTCCTTTCATTCCTACATGATTTGCAGATATTTTTTCTTTAGTCTCAGCAGAACGAATCGCCCCGCTTACCCCATCACCACCGTCCGTGTAATTTCTTAAACACCCAGTTCCTAAATCTTTACGACCGTAGTATGCAATAAAAAATACTTCCGCAACAAGTGCATCCCGCTCACTCGGGTGATATTGTATTATCACTCGTTCCGCAGGGGGCGCTCCGCAACGGAATGCACGTTTGCCACGCCCCTTTCCCACGTAGTACGGCGTGCCGTCCTCTCTTAACCAGAGATATGTATAAAAACCATTATCCATCATTAGTGTTCCTTTCGCGTTTCTACCTTTCTGTAAATCCGTAGCAATAATTTTGCGTATTTGTCAAGAACGTAGACAGAAAAGATTTTTCCATATAAACGCTCTCCGGGAAGCTGTCTTTGATAGTCTTCCACAACTTTATTTTTTAGTTCATTCAGAGTAGGGGTCACACAGCCTCCAGTTATCCCATCACATCGCTAAGCGGATCAGCATATTTCTCCTGCACCTGCTGTGCCGGACTGTTCAGTAATGCATAGGCCGTTTTCGGGTCTTCCTCTGTGCTTCCGTTCTGATTGAGACTCGCATAATTTCCTGTACAATAAACCATATCGTGCCGAGCCTTCGACTTCGCATCGGCTGCAAAATCGGACGAAGCTATACTAATTTTTCTATCCATATCTGCATAGCCGCCGAACTGCTCAACGAGAAGAGAAATGGCCGACACAATATCATCATGTTTGTCATCGCTAGTCCCTGTGAACTGCTCCATCTCTGTGTAAATTTCTGCTAGTCCTTCGCAGGAATTCAGAAAATACAAACGTTCATCCCCTAGTAATCTAAGAACGGGTTTGGCTTTAAGCTGCTTCGAACGAAGTTTTGTGCCATAGCCCAACGAGCAGAATTCGACAGGAATAGATATTTTGAGTGCATCCATTTCTCGTCTGAGTTCTCGACCCATCCATTTAACCCCAACGGAGTCCTCAATGGCAATTCTCTTGGGCTTCCATTTATAACCAACATTAGCAATTACCTTCGGTAAGTCATACTCGTTATACTTTCCCCTAACCATGTTAATAACGTAGAAGCGTCCACCAAAAATCAAAGCAGTCATTGCAACTGTATAATCTGCCCAAGATTTAACGCTGTACGCGGTATCAACGGCTGTGACCACTATTCCCTGCTGCGGAAACTGATAATGAGGAATGGTACGCCGTACTAGTAGCTCCCGAGGGAACTTAACATTATTGATTTTACGAGGATTATTTAAATACTTAATAGCAAAGTTGCCAGTGCCCTCATCTCTCTTCCACTCGCGCTCTAAGAATTCATAGTTCAGGCGTTCGGGAAACCAAAGAACATAATCGCTCTTGGTCATCTCATCGTCTACCTTTCCAGATTTCTTAGCCTCATCCGTAGGCCACCATGCAGACCGCAAATAAACCTTGACAAATACACTGCTATTAAAAATTCCACTATCAACTGAACCGTGGATATTATTCGTTAATCCCTCTTCTTCAGCAAACTTCTCTTCCTGTCTTACCGTAATTCCATACTGGTCGAACTCGTCATACCAAGTCCCAATTAAATCGAAGAATCCATAAGGATTCAACATAGCTTTGTTAATACTAATTTGATTATTAATGGTCCTAATTCGATCTTGATTTTGGCTGTTCTCGTTTGTTACCACATCATCCAACTTCAACACACCAAAGTGCATTCCAGATAAGGCTTGTTCAATAGACGCCGCTCTAATTGTTGGCTCTTTGTCATCTCCACCAGCCGGTGTCTGAAACTCAAACTGTGTTCCAGTATTAGGTGGAATGCAGTGCTCAGAGAAAAGAACCTGAAACATGCTATCGGACCATTCACCAGTTTTCTTATCCATTATTTGACGAGGCTGTAAAATTACATCGCCCTTATCGTCTTTCTGTCCACTCTCATCATGTGTAAAATGTTGCTTCGCTTCCCCAAGAAAATCTCCTGATAGTTTATAAACTCCCGTAAGAATAAGAATTGTAATTGCTGGAAAACAAATGGTCCATTGTACGCAATCAGCAATGTCAATCGAACTTTTATATCCTCCACGTGGCACTAACAAAAGCCTTTCCTTTAGGTCTGAGTACTGATTAGCAAATGCTTCAAATGTTGAAAATGTTGGGTCTTTATGCACGAAGAAGTCATTACAAATCTCTTCGTGTGTTTGCAGTGTTGTCTGGTCATACTTCTCAAGTAAATGACATAAAAAATAAAGGTTAGTCTGGGCCGCAAATCTGTAAACAACAAGTTTACGAATATCTGATGCATCCAACTCACCACTGGACTTTCCGAGTTTCTTGCTCCAAGAGTTAAGGACTATGTTTCTATTTTTCTCGTTCAATCGCCCAAAACTAGTTACTGCTCGTTTGGAAAACTCTTCATCATCCATATCTCTGTATTGATAATGAGGGAGATGTCTGCACTCTTCATAAAGTTGTTCTAATTTACTGATCTGCATGACCCTCCCAGATATGCATTACTTTTTCTTCGGTTCCTTCTGTTCCTTCGGTCCCATCACCACACCGGCGAGTCCGGCCATGGTCTTTACGTGGTCATTCTTGCTTCCAAGCGCCGTTTCCACACTCTCTCTGGGAATTCCGTCACTCTCTTTAAGACCTAGCGCCCTGTGCAATCCACCATGGTTAAGGTGCATAAGTGCTCTATGGGTAGAAACCGTTCCTTCAGACTTATTTTCGCTGGCCGGAATAACTGCTTCACCTTTATGTAAGATCGCTGGTCCAGTTTTGGGAACGTATGCCGTGCCTGTTTTGTAGCTTGCTGGCTCAAAATGATGAGCCATTTGACTTTGACTTCCAGAGCTATCGGATGAAGCACCTTTACTGGCCCCGCTTAATGCCGCCCCAATTATACCAAGAGAATCCTTTGCTACCGTTTTTCCTGTTGAAGCAGGTTTTGGAGATGCCGGTGCCGGTTTACTTGCTGCCTGTGTCGTCACTTGATTTCCGTTGTCTAAATTTTTATCACTGGGTGGTAACAGACTCATATAACTCCTTACTTCTTCCAACTCTTCATTGTCTTTGCAAGGGAAGCCATTTTTCTGACATGCTCATTCTTGCTATTTAAAGCAGTATCTAACCTTTCTTCGGGAATATCTTTATCTTCAGAAATCCCCAGTGCTCGATGCAATCCTCCCTTGTGTAAATGCATCACTACCCTATGATTGGATAGTTCAACTTTTTCTTTTCCTGCCATAATATCTCCTTACATTCCCATAGGAGATGCACCTGCTGGCGGTGCTCCTGCTGCTGGTGGAGGAGTTGCTGATGCTGCTTGTGGCGCTCCTGCACCTGCCCCTGCTGCACCGGCCCCTGCTGCGCCCGCGTCTCCGGGAATACCGCTTTGCCCCGCATCTGCCTCTGCTTCTCCGGGGTTAGGCTGTCCCATGTTCTGCAACATATGGTCTGCCATTGCATCTTGGTCCTTTGAGATGTGTTCCTCGTCTGGATGATGCTCTGGATGTGTGTGGTGGTGAGTGTGAATATACCCACCGTTCTTTGCATGGCGAGTATGAATGGATTCAACTTCTTTCTTGGGCTTCTCTTCTTTCTTTCCTGCCATGGAAGAGGTAGCTTCCTTCATTACACTTTCTTTTGACATGTCATTTCCTTTTTCCTTACGATGTTCTTTAGCATCCTCTTTATTTAAAACAGCTTCACCTTTGTGTAATTTAGCTGGTCCAGTTTTAGGAACGTAATCTGTCCCGTCTTTGTAACTTGGTGTGTGAGCGGGGGGAGGGGCAGTTTTATTTACATAAGCTTTTGCTTTGTCAACAAGATTTTTCCCTGTATTAACTGCTTTCTCGGCTGTATCGGAAACTGTATCTAACGCTTTGGAAATATCAGGCACATGAAATGTATCTGAAAGATTTCTCTCTACATTTGAAACTTGATCCTTTATGCTGTCTAATGCACCATCATTTGCCATCTGAAATCTCCAAACCGTCCAATTCT